TATATGTTTTACCCATGTAGGTATTGATATAATTCAATTGATCCTTAGTTAATTCACGGTTATTGATTGGATTCCTACGTGGTTTCTGTAGTCCATCCCAACCTGTACGAAGTAGTTCTTCACGCCACTCTTCAATACTAGGATTTACCTTGAAATAAGGTAAGATTGAATTAATAGCAGCAGTCATCGGGTCTGTATAGTTAATAGGCTCACCGTTATAGACATCTACTGCGTCATGCAGCATTGCATTAACAGGTGGTAAGAACCTATTCCTATTCATCAAATAAGCTACCCAGTGATCTTCTACTTCTTTTAATTGAGGTACTAAAGCTTTACTGGTAATATTCCTCGCACCAGCAAATGGTAGTTGACTATCCACCTGCATAGCAAACCATCTATTTAATTCACCAGGTTCACCGCTGAGTGCCTTAGCTAACCCTTCAAAACTAGATAGGAATGTTTTATTAGTGACATTCATACTGATTGAAGTTACAATAGCTCTGAACCATTCCTCACTGATGTTGCTGTCTAATCGTTGTCCTTCATAGGCAACATCAGCAACCAACCCAAGGAAGGTAGTCATAGGTCCCATACCTTCATAGCTCCTCCATTCACCATTAGGCATCCGAATAGAGTAAGGTTTCCAGCCCATTTCTCGCATACGTTTCTTCTCAGCACCGTCATACGGTCCAGAACCAGTTAAGTTTCCATCTAATGCCCATAAACCTGCACCCATTACTAAACCAGTAGCAGCAATAGAACGACCTTGATATTCACGTTTAAGCATATTGAAGTTAGCCATATTAGTGGCATCATCTCCAATCTTATAACCGAATTCAGTAAGGACTTCTTGTATTTCAAACTGACTAGAAGCTTTCATTAGACCACGTGCTCTACCTATACCTTGACCAAGTAAACTGGTAGGACTAAAGGTGGCTACATAGTTAATATCATTCAAACCAGTTCGTGGAAACATGAAAATAGACTTAGCAACTGGTGCATGTTTCATGATTCCTTCTAGAGCCGTAACCATTTTCAGGTCTTGGTTCAGGTTAATTTCACCAGATATTTGTTTTGCTAATTCATCAGTTAGAACACCTTCACTATTAAATGCTTTCTTATAAAGATCACGTTGGATCTTATTGAATTCATCTTTATTAATAGCACCTTTAGTTACATCAAATGCTGAGTTATAAGCATCAGTACGAGCACTAAAAGAAGCACCAAGTGATTTGGTGAATCCATCTAAGCCTGACATGATATTAATACCAGCACGTGGTACCCAGTGGTTTTGAACACCAGTCATATACTTAGTGATGTTCCAAGTAGCTAGTTTTCCATACTCACCTTTTTCTCTCCAGACTTCAGCTAGTTCATCCAGGGTTTCCCTATCACCTAATTGACCAGTCTTCAGGTCTTCACGGCCCCTAGCAGCGGCAGCTTCAGGATGATCTACAGCAAATCGATATTCATCACCCATTACTTTAAAAGCACGACCAATGTTTTCTCTAATACCACCGTAGATAAATAGTGCACGCTGGAATGACTTCATATCACCCGTCATTGCAGAGCCTACAAGGGTAGTCAATGGTTTAACTATGACAGCTTTACCAGCACCTTCAGCAGCACGAATAGGTGCCATACCAAATAGGACACTGTTATACCTAGTCTGTTGAAATAGATCAACTACATATGAAGACATCTCAGGATTACCATCATAGAAAAACTTCTTGATGAATCCAAGACGGTTCTCAGCTAGACGTGCAAGTTTGTCAATAGAATCAACATTACCGTTGGTCTTAGCAAACTCTCGCATCAAGGGTTTAAAGTATTCAGGGTTCTCCTTAGAAATATCAACCATAGTATTGAGGAATTCAATGCTTTGATCATTCTTCTGCTTTAGATCTACTCTGAACTGTTCTCCTGCTTCATTTGCCCACTCTGCAGTGATACCTTTACCTGATTTTTTACTAGTATCAGCTAGTTTTTTTAGCTGCAATACCTTACCTGAAATGAATTGATTCTTTCGAATCTCAGGTAGCATGATTTTCAGTGCATCAAATACAAGTTCTTGTTGACGAGTGGTGTCAAAATTTTCTCCCAGAATTTCAATAGCACTTGCAGCATCAGCAACATTACCTGCAGACTGTGTAGTAAGTACAGCAGAAGCTCTTTTACGTTTAGGATCAGCTAGTTCAAAGAATTTCTGGTACGCTTTAGTAGCTACCTTCATCCCATCTTCAGATAGATATTGAACTCTATTGCCTAGGATGTCATTAGAAGCACTAATTAAACTATCAAATTGCTTAGCAAAATCAACTGGATCATTAAAAGCAGAAACCACAAGGTTATCAACTGCTTTATCAATATCAACAGCAGAGATCTTAGTAGAACCAATCTGTGTTTCTACATTAACTTCACCAAGTTCTTCAGCAAGACCATCTAATTTCTTACCTTGAGCAGTGTAATCATCAGCCTTAAGGAAGTCTTTCTTGAAATGTGCAGTTACAGCAGGGCGTGCTCTACCATTACTAGTACCAACATTCTTTTGAATAGCAGCATTATCTACTTTAAATAGGATTGGATCTGCTTCTGCATCTTGAACAGCCCTAGCTTGAGGCTCATGAGGTTCATTAACAAAAGCATCGTATCCTTTTTGACCTTCAGGATCAGCTTCATATCTAGCTTGTGCTTCATCTGTTTGAGCAACAACACGTGCCTTATCAGTCTTAGCAGTTACTTCAATACCCTCTTTAGGTATCACAATCTCCTTCTTTGTTTTAGCGTCAAAAATTTTAGTTAAAATTCTAGGGATCTGTTTTGTAATACGATTAGAAGATAGTGCAAGTTCAATAGCACCAACAACACCAGACAAAGCTGCTGCTTCCTGTACGTTCTTCTTCTTTGTAACGTCAGGAGAATCGCCCTCAACGTGTACCCAAGGTGTTTGCACACCAAGTGTATTGTTTAGGATTTCAGATAGGTTACCGGGCTCCTCAGAGGTGTCTGAGACACTATCAATAGCAGCACCAATACCAGCATCTAAAGCAACAGTACCTACAATCTTAGGTGCACCTTTTGTTAAAGCAGTAAAACCTAATTTACCTGCAGTATTAGTTGCAAGACCTGCTGCAGCTCCACCTGTAACCATTGTAGGAATAACAAGACCAGCCGTATCACGAACAAACTTTGCAGCTTCTCCTTGTTGATTACGACCACTCATTTCCTCCCATGCTTCATCAGCAGGTTTCAACCATGGAAGTAAGGCAGAAGCAGCATCCATTGTAGTATCTACAACACCTTGACCAAGCAAAGCTAGATTCTCAAAAGTCCTTATTGGGTTACCACCAATACCTCCATCGCCTTGTAAGTACTCAAGAGCATCAGATCCTCCCTCTTGTGACTTAGATTCGTTGGCTTGTTTTTGTTCTTTAGCTTGTGCAACCTTTGCAGGTTGACTCTTCATTTCTTCTGATTGATATTTAGGGGATGGTGGCCCTGGCCTTTCACCAGCACCAATATCCTCCTCATTTAGTTCATTCTGCTTATTTTGTATAGCAAGAATTTCTTCTTCTTCTGCTTGCACTCGGGCTTGGTATTCCTCACCTTGAGCATCAAGAGAATTTAGTAGTGATTCGTTTAAGTCACTCATCAGTTAATTCACCATTTTCTAGTCTTCTTATATAGGCTTGTAGTTCAGGACCACCCCTAGGAATTTCTTCAGTAGGTACAGTTAAACGACCCCTAGAAGGTTCTTCAGTAGGTACTGTTACACCACGCCTAATAAGTTCAGGGTTAGTATTCTTTGGTTGACGCCATGGTTTAGATGGATCATATGCAGCCCTAAAAGCACTAATAACGTTCTTCTCTTCAGCAGTTAAGCTGAGGTGAGAACCGCCTTCTTTAATCCACCATCGTTCCCATGGGTTATGAGCACCATGGATGTCTAAGTGTACAAAAAAGATACGATCTTGTACTGCTTCATTGAATATCATGTCATCAGTAATACCTGCATCACGTGCAGCTTCAGCTAATGTAGTTGGAATGAATTGATATTTACCAACAGCATGTAGTTCTTGTGCTTGGAGTTGTTTTACTTCTCCAAGTGTCATTTGTGTTAGTGGTCTACCATATCGTGCCTTAGCACCACCTGGTGTATCACCACCTATACCCCTGTTAATAGCATCATATGCAGCCTGGGGTGATTCCCTGGAGCCAAATATTGATTTGACTTGTTCTTGAGTAGCAGTAGTAGCTGCATAGATTTGTTCTTGACCACTACCAGTCATTGCTATATCAGCTCTAGTAAGAGTAGGTTTATAGTTCAAGAACTTCTGCATCTCAGGATTAACAGAAAGTTGAGCTTCTGTTGCAGGATTTAAAATGTTTTCTGGTAGTTGCTCTAAGCCATGAGCTTCTAATTGTGTCTGTAAAATTTGTAGTGGACTAAATCTACCACCAGTTAAATTAGACATCTCCACCACCATTGGTGGCATTGCTGGAATCATACCTTTACCATTTGCTTGTTGTAATACAATTTCTAGTGTTTCTTTTGGGACTATTGGTTTAGTAATTGCTTGTTGTGCAGGTGTATCTTTAAATGCTGCTACAACAGGAGCCATTGGATTCTCTAGTAATGTAACTTGATCAATATCAGTAGTGTATCTACCAGGTCTAATGACACCATTAGCATCCCTTTCTGATTCATCAGTTAACTTATATCTACCAGTAGCAGTATCACCTGTACCACGATCAAATTCAGTATTGAATCTACCTTCAGCATAGGCATAAGCTTCAGCATCAGTCTTACCTGATAGCTTTGCAGTCTTATAATCTTGCTTGAAGATAGCAATTGCTTCACGTTCTTTTAAAGCAAGGTCTCTACCTTGTACTTGTCCTGAACCCGGCGCAAACTTTACTCGTTCACGTAAGGTGACTTCAGCATACTTCTTGAATTGATCAACACTTGTTTTACCAGGTAGTGCAGCACTAGAGGCATTAGCCTTCTCAGCCCAAGTACGTTTGACTTCTTTTGAAGCACCTGAACTCATAACCATCCAAGTGGTTAAAGCACCATTAGCTTCAGCTTCAGTCCATTGATCTACTAACTGTTCATCAAGTTGTGTACTAGCAGTTAGTGGAATAAGACTATCCAACATATCTGCAACATTCTTATACTCAGGTCCAAGCATCCTATATTCAGCAGCCTTAGCACTAAGTGTTTCAGGTGGTACATCAATAAGGTTATTGTCACCAAGATCAGATAGGTATCCTTGACGTAATTGTTCTTCTACTTTCTTAGCATCTGCCCTTTTTTGGATAGATGCTGATTGTATTTGTTGACTGATGTCAGCAGAACGTTTTTCCCGTGCATCTTTTACAAGTTGTGGGAATCGTTCTTTAATAGAACGTGTATCATTAGGGTTATTAGCATCACCCATAGGGGTATCTAGAGCAGCTTCAAACTGTTGGTCAGTTACAAGTGCTGTATTAGACAACATGTCTAGGGTGCTAGTAACAGCAGATTTATAATCACCACCAGATTGATTAAATTGATAGTTAAAATAACCAAGAGTACCTTTTACCTCATTACCTGGAATAGAAATATCAGTAGTAAAGAGGTTCTGTTGCTCTTGATCTCTATTAGATTGAAGTGCTTCTAGTTCTAGCTCACGTTTACCACCCATCCATTCAGTCCAACCCTTCTGTGCAATAGATACACCAGAAGTTAGGAACTCATTACTAGCCTTACCAAACCCAGCCTTATCAAAATATTCAGGCATGAACTGTGTCCAAGCCTTAGTTAAGGTCTGAGTATCTTGTGAGGGTAACTCATTAAGTGGTACTTCTTCACCATCAATTAAGACAGTATAACCATTATCTTTGATAAGGCTTTCTTGGAATGCATTGGAAGCTTGTTGACCAACACGTTGTGATAAAGCGTATTTTACTTCATTCAGTTTAGTAGAGTTAGCTCCACGTAAGGCTTCAATCGTCTCTTGATTAGCACCTTGAGAAGCTGCAACAGCAGCCATCGTTTCAGCATCAGCAGAGATGATACTAGAAGTACCTAATTGATGAACGAAACCAGCTTGGTCTGAAGTATGGGGAAATAAAGCAGCAAGATTACGACCTTCAATTTTGTCAGCCTTTTCTTTTTCTACTCTATAATCACCATACATCTTAGCGGCAGTCATGGATGTTTCAGTAACAAACTTCATCCATTTAGAACCACCCTGAAAGTTTGACTTACTGCCAGTGATAGCTTCAGAACGTTGTTGCTGCTGCTTCATAGACTCAACTCTTAATTGAGCTACAGCCATAGCTTGAGAACGTCGTTGTTCACCAACTTCAGTTGCCCACCTTTGACCTTTCTCTACGGTCTTTTCATATTCATTTAAGTTTGTTAATTCCCGAGCAGTCTCAGCATCACGTATAGCCTTTAGTTGACGGATATAAGCTTCACCTTGCTCTTTTATTTTTCTGGAGTTATCAGCAGCTTTGGGTATTAAGAACCCTACACCACTTTCAGCAGAGGCTCTGTATTTTGGCATTTGTTATTTATTAAAATAGTGAACTTAAACCTGTTAAAAGAGCTCCAGCACCGGCCGCGATAGGTCCACCAAATGCCATAGCACCAGCAGTCAGTCCCAACCCAGCAAAGCCCATCAAAGAAGAAGCTGTAGAAGGACTTGATGGACTACCACCACCATATCCACCTGAAACGCCTTTAGAAGCGTGTACAGGAGGTAGAGGTTTTACATAGTTAGTAGTAGGGGTTTTATATGGTTTGGGCAGTGCAGGTGGTTTCTTAGGAGGTAGTGGTCTTGCCTCATATAGCTGTGCTTTAGTATTAAATCCTTTAAGTTCAATCTTAGACATGTTGTATTCAGATTGCTTAAATTGATCCCTCAGCATCTTACCTAATTGTTTAGTGTCAGATGTAAATTGTTCTGCACTAATACCCAACATAGATTCAATATTCTTCTGCTCACTTGCACGACCTTTCATACCTAACTTCCTTTGAGCAGAAAGTGAGGATGCTGTATTTTTATATGACAAAGATCCATTATAAAGATCAGAAGCAATCTTACCTTTATCCATACTTGCCTGCATAACAGCAGAGTTATTTGCCTTACGTGCAGAAGTACCACGTCTACCAGCAGCATTTGCTTGACCAGCTTCTGCATCACCCTTCATTGATGCTTGTAAGTATTCATACTTAGCATCAGCAGCTTTCTGTTTCTGATCAATAGATGCTGCTTTACTATTAGAAGCAAACGTAGCTTCTTCTGTTTCATCTTTTAGTTGTAGTTGTTGCATTGCAAATTGAGATTCAAGTTGTGTCTGCAACCAACCACGATCTAAATCACTTTTAGAGAAAGCTAATTCCTTTAACTTCTGATCTAACAATAGGTTCTCTTGATCATAAGCTAATTGAGTAGCTTCATCAATCATACCTAAACCTTGATGGAATGCTTGCTCGCTTCTATCAAAGGCTTCTAGTTGGTTTTGAAACTGTAGATTCTGTAGGTCTACATCTCTATTGTAAGCATCTTCAGCTAGCTTATCTCTAAGCGTTGCCATATTCTGGTCATTAAGAATATTAGCTTCATGCTGAATCATTTGCTGGTTATACCCAAGCAAACTATTAGCATTAGTATAATTAGACTGAGCCTTTGCTGCTTTCGATTTTTTTGCCATTAAGCCCTCTTATAGTAACGTGGAGAATAAATACCTTCCCACATACAAGAGTCAATGGAAAGTGGTAGATGTGTATTGCTAGTTATTTTAATTTCAAAATTAGTATTCCGCTGGTGTATAGGAACTTCAGCTACAGTCTGTCTTATTTCAACAGGAGTTGTATCAGCTCTATATGTACCTGCTTTTAAATTAGAATATAATTGATTCCATTCAGGTGTTATTGCATTGGCATCCCTTGTAAAGAAGGTAGCATCACCAGACATACCAAGAGCAAATTTAATTCTAGAGATAGTTGTATATGCTGTATAATCAGGTGCCGAACCATCAGGTTGTTGTTGTAGATAAAATGTAGGTAGAGTTAATTCAAAGTTATATCTATAACCAATTGTCAACCTGCCATTAGCAAAGCTAACATCAACAGGTGCAATTAAGTTAGAACCACTCCAAGTACAATCATATACAGAACCACTACCATCATCAAACGGCTCAGTATCTGTAGCTGATATACCAACAACAGGAGTTAATCCAGATATATTAGGAAAGCCAGAAGGTGGTGTGATTGAAGAACCTGAAGCAGTGACATCATTAGTAAAGAAGTCAATGTAAGGTGTAATAGCACCATTGGTAACAGTAGGGAATGTTTGTAGTGAATCACTTGGTTTAACAAAGAATGTACCCCTAGCAAAATATAGTTTATTATTAATCAATATAGATATATATGCAACATCATGATCAATCATTATATTTTGAATAGGACCGGGCAGTTGCCACTTAACCCATGAACCTGTATCTTCATCTAATAGTTTATGTACATATAAATTATCTGAATTTCTTGAATAAGCTAGAAGAGTAGAAGTAGCGGTACTAAAGGTAAGGTCACTAATATCATTAGGTATCCAATCTGATACTGGTTTTGTTAAATCATTGACAATAGGTGGGTTCTGCATACCTTGGTTTAACATCTCATATAGACGACAGTATTTAGCAGTCTTATTAATAAAGTAGTACTTACTACCCATAATAATTGCATCAATACCAGGTGCTTTATCATATGCTGCAATGGCTCTAATAGACGCTGTAGCAGGTGTTAGAAAGCCCTGCTCTGAATACATAAGAGATTGGTTACCATCAGAGAATAGGACGATACCTTGGGGTGTAGAGATAGCAGTTTGGAATACACTGACATCATTACTAGCAGCATTCAAATCAATAGGATCATCTGCTACTTGTTGAATACCTGATTGATGGTAGAAGTCAATCTCTTTATAATTACGTCTCACATATGGATTATCATCAGGAACTATAACACCACCTGATGTACCTGGAGGACCATAGTTAATAGGACGACTAAGAATTACATTGTCATTAGATAAGAACCCTAATCTATTATTGCTAAAGAATACATTTGATATTCTATTGCCAACAAAGCTTGGATCAGGATTGTTTACATCATCACCTGCCCATCTATCAGAGTAATCAACTAATTGATAGCTAAAATTATTTTCACTTGTTTCAATTAATTCGACAGGTAATAACGTTTTATCTAGACCAGCTCTAGCACCAGGGTTTGGTACTTCCACATAATAGTATGGACCTTTTAAACCAATTGGATTTGGATCACTAAAATATGAGTTACTTAAAGCCATCATATAGTAATCATCATCACTAGCATTTGATTGCTTTACCCTATAAACTCTGTTTACCTTTAGGCCAGTATTTATAGTTACTGATGTAGCAGGGAACCCGTCCAGGCTAAGAGCCATCTTATCGTAGTAGCCAAATCCTGCAGAATTGACATAGATTCTTTTGGAGATATCAATTGTACCATTTACTACATAGATTTTTACTGTACAACCTGCAGCTTGAGGTACATCTTGATCAGTATGATGTGTACCTACAATATGCCACCCATCTCTTAACAAGCTTGGAAAAGTAGATGGTGGACCTGGAGCATCGATATGTACTTCTTTCACACTAGAGTCAGGCAACTCACTAATACTATTAACAATTTGATACTTAGCATAATATGGATAATTTAGGGTATCATAAGCCCATTGGAATCCTAGCAGGCCAGTACTATAATCTGTTGTTAAAGTTGTATTTAATAGAATAGTTCGTTGGTCATCTGATGCAATTTTAAATTGCTTATTTCTAGCTATATTAGCAGCAGGATCATATAACAAATAATCAAGATTATATGGTCCAGCATTAATAGTAACAGTACATTCTACACCAGTAGTCAGGTTCCATATTTTTATGTAACCTTCATGTACGCCAATTAAATATGGTGGCCTACCTTCTCTAAGTAGTGGATGGAAACACCAATTTGACCAGCTTGTACCACCTGGAGCAGAGGTTGAATTTCCTATAAATTCTGTTCCGATACGTTTAAGTAGTCCATAGGTTTCATCTGGGTATGCATTAAGAGCATCTATTACTTCACCAGGAGCTTTATCGAAGTCAGGTTTACGACTGACACCACCTAAGTAATTAGGAATTAATTGTGTTACATTCATCTAGCCAATGTATGATATGGTTGATAGCTGTTATAATAATTTGATCCTTTAGGATGACCAAAGAATGTATAGTCACCTTGAGAGGTTTCATACTCTTGCAACAATACTCGTGTATAAGCTTCTTGCTGTTGGAGTATTTGGAATTGGTTTGGATCACCTACAGTTCTCATAGAAACAACAGCAGATGCTTTAGCTACAATATAGTTATAAGCAGGTGGTGGAAGTTCTCCTAATTCAGGGAGATACATCATCTTATCTACTTCAACTGGTTCTGTACCCCAATCATAAGACTGAGTATTTTTATTGTATAAGTAAACAGTTGTACCATCTGCTTTTGCAATGGCTTGTTTATCTCTTGAATAGTATGTGTTATAAGAGAGGTCCATCTGCATACAGAATGAACGACCTTCTCCAGGTTGTGTGTTACGAATAACTATACGGTTATCTGTTTCACGTGGACTAACCTTTTCATTATAAGATGTATTAAATGTCCAGCCTTCAGACTGAACCTCTTGCGACACCTGATATAAGGTTCTCTTGCAAATCGCAACGTCCGGGTTGGTTTCTTCTACCGAAGTAACAGGTGCCTGACCAATAGCAGACAGCATTCTATTGATAGCTTCTAGTTCAGTCATAATATAAAAAGTTAAAAAAAAGGCCCCCCGAAGGGAGCCCATATAAATCAGGTAGTAGGAGCCAAACGTGTAGTGTTTGGCGCAGGGTTTGCGTAAGAATCACGCAGGTCTTGGGTTGCACTGAAAACAGTAGAACCCTTAACAACGTTGACACCATCAGCAGTATAAGACCGCTGAGTTTTGGCAACGCTGAATCGATTAACAGTAGCCATAATTATTATGTATGTAAATTTACGGAGCTGCAGCAGGGACTGTACGACCAGCTTCAATACCTTCGAAAGGATCATACGTGGACGACGCTACTGGGTTAGCAGGTGTCGTCACACGGTCTTTATCCTCTCCAGACATTGCAGGGTCAACAACCTTACGTGCAGATGTACCAGGAGTATTAGGCATAATCAGGAATAAGCAACGGTATCAGCAGCCCACAGCTCAATAGCAGCAGCAGGGTTCAGAGTACCTGCACCCATAGCAAGACGACCAACAATGATGTCACCTTGATACATGGTCTTCACGTCAGCACCAGTGGTCTGAACAGAAGGACCAATACCAGTAACAACACCAGCAGCATCTTTCTGATAGATCAAACCAGCATGAGCTGAGAAGTCACCACCATAGAAGTTGTTCTCACCAGCAACAGCAGTAACATTTCCACCACCCAACATGAATGGCAGATTGTTAGAACGCTTGATAGAGATACCAGCAATCTCATAGAGACCTTCACCGGAGTTCAGGTTGCCCTGAGTGTTTCCGTAGTCACGGTTAAGGATGTTGCTATCAACCTGAGAGATCAATGCATAATACTGACGTGGTGACAGTACAGCAAAGCGACCTTCACGGGGTACATTCTTCTCATCCAAAATCGAGCTAGCTTCAAAGAAGCCATCTACGAGACTTTGAGCATTGTACTGATTACCAGCACCAAGAGCAATGGTTGAACCACCGGGCTCAGGACCAGGTGCAGCAGTGATTGGATGTGCTTCACGTGCAGCAAGTGCAACAGTACGGAAGATTTTTTTGTCATATGCTTCAGCCAGTGCATAGCCGATCTTCTTAGAGATCTCACCACGCAATGAATAATGAGCAAGAGTTTCATCAAGGTCGTAGACGAATGCTGAACTGATCAGCAGGTCATCCATGACGATGGTCTTCTCTGCCACTGGGGGATCACCACTACCAAGAATCGGAGTTCCAGGGGTGTGGTAATCAGCCGTCATACGGCCAGTGAAGATGAACTGCATAGACTTACCGTTGGTAAGTGTACGGTTCTGGACGGTGCCCTTAGCGATACAAGCGGACTCGTAAGCCTTGAACATTTCACCCGAAAAGAGTTTCAGGTATGTGGCATATTTGCCTGTAGCATCACCTGGCTGGTAACCCTTAGCTGTTGAAGTAGCAGTACTAAGAGCTAGTTGAGGTGTAGAGTTAATAGAGCCAAGCGGAGTTGGCGTAGAATTCGGAGGTGTACCTGCAGTAGCAGTCATGATATTTAAAAAATAATGTGTATATTGTTTACTCCAAATGATCTAGAATAATTAGAGTCTCAAATGTATTTAATTGTCAAACCGATTTGGCAATCAGGTATCGGCGTACCGGCTGAAAGCCATAGAGTGACGGCAGGAGTTGCACCTGCCTCTGTGCTTACACAGTCACTTGTTTTTTGTATGCAGTACCGCGATACACTAGACATACTTCCTTCTCTTTACGAGAGGCTTCTGCCTTAGTATTCATGATGTTGCGGACTTGTACTTGGGTCATGATAGATCTCCGTTAAACACAGTCCCGTTTCATACTGTGTCATCATGCGTCCCGAAGGATAAACGTACGAAGAGTTAAAGTAGTGCTGAACGTACTTGGGCGACAACAACGTCATCCAATTTATTTTCAGTTTTCTTAGCAAGTGCTTCTAGCAATTCAACTAGAAGTTCTTTTACCCTACGACTTACAAGGAAGTTCATAAGGATTGGTCGAATTAAAGTAATCATTAGTGCTTGTCGCAATTAGCAAGACGATCTAGTTTATCTTCGATTCGAACCATATGTTTTTCTACTCGCTCCATGGCATTAGCAAACTCAGACTTAGTGAGATAGTTCTCAGCAATTCGTAGTTCGAAGCCATCAACGCGACTATCCAAAGAATTGATTCGAGAGTGGAGTCGATTAGAAACTGTACCTAGGCCAGCAACAGCAGCGATGAATAAAGCTACTGCTGCTTCTGTCATGAGCCTAGGATTTCCACTCCTTCAGGTGAATTAAGTGCACACTGTGTAACAGCAGCAGCCTTATCAGGAGCAGTAGAGATATCAGGTGAATCTGATGTCCTAATAGTAGGACAATACCAAGCATCACCTGTAGTATTTACTGCATAAGTTACTTGTGTAAATGCAGGGGTACGATTAGATACTGCCATTATTCAACCTCAACGAAGTTCTTATTAACAACTTTGATAGCACCAGTAGATGCATCAACAGCAAGGAAGTAGAAGGATGCAGGGGTTGTATCTGGAGTTGTAGAAGCAACGAGATTATTTACGTTGTCACCACCATCAACAGTCTTAGCATCAAGTGCTGCAACAGCGTTAGTCAACGTAGTGTCAGCAGTCTCGCTATCTGTTTTGTTAGTAGCAACAGTAGCTGTCAAGGCTGTGATCAAACCAGCAAGCAATGCTCGGCCTGAATCACCATCAGCTTCGTTCTGATCTACATCAGTTTGAACTGCAGCAATAGCAGTAGTCAACGTAGTGAAGACATCAGCGTCATCATTGATTGCTGCTGCGATTTCATTCAACGTATCAAGTGTGCCAGGAGCGGCATCTACAAGAGCACTGACGGCTGCTGAGATAGCTGTGCCACGGTTGGTAACCTCAGCTTCATGAGCAGTCTCAAGCTCCTGAATAGCAGTCTTGACGGATGCATTGGCAGACACAGTAGAACCAGTAAAGGTTCCAAGGTCAGTACCAGAAGCAACACTAGAGAATAGGTTGGAAATTTTAATCGCCTTAGAGGCATAAGTACTGCCTGAGTCTTCTGTAGAAGCTAGATAGATAAGATCGTCAGCGTTAGTACCAGTCTTCTGTGTAACGGCTGAAAGTTTTGTAGACATGTTATTCTAGAATAAGAAAATTAATTTGTTCTAATGCATTAAGTCGGGTGGTTATTGTTGCGAGATCCTCCTGGACAACAGCCCAAGAGTTTCGTATATTGACGAACTCATAGGTTCGGCCATTGGGATGGATTACTCGCTCTCCATCCGTAGGGTTATTTGGGAAATCAAACATGGTGGATCCTTTACTAAATTTCTAACCACTGACTGGAGTTACCATCATTGATATAGATTTTCATTTTCAAACATGATTTATCAAACCATAGTTGTCCTTCAATAGGATTCTGTGGTTGTACAACTAATGCTGCAACCTGACCAGCACTGAAGGTGTTGATCTGATCTCGCATAGTTTTAATGCTAGCTCCAAATGCTGACTGGGTATCCAGTACAGCTACGACTTTAGTTCCGTAAGCAGACATAATTAATTTTAAGAAATAAGGACAAATGAGAGATTAGTCTGTGGTGAATTGCTGGCATTAGCACTACTAACAGTGCATTGAATCTGAGCAGATTCTCCCCCGATAAATGTATAAGTGACGGATGCTTCAGTATCAGAAGAATCTAATTGAGCAGCACCACTCCTGACACTCCATTTGTATGTAAGATCTTCTGCATCACCACCAGTAACTACCACCGAGAACGTTGCACTACCCATTGTGGATACAGCAGTCGTATCTGGGTTAATAGTTACAGTGCCAATGGTTGTCTGAGCAACAGTTTTAATACCAGTATTACTGTTCAAGAACAATACAGGATCAGAAGCATCACGGGCTTGGGACTGGAATTTAACCTGACCTGGAGCAGTGATGTTAAAGAAGACTGGGTTCTTAGCGTTAGTTGTAGTAGTCCAAGATTCACTAACCCAAGAGTCAGAACCAACAGCTTTGGTTTGGAATCTATAGCGATAGGTAACTGGCTCTAAACCACCTGTGAAAGCAGCAGTACGGGCTTCAACAGTCTGTCCAATTTCATAGACGTTTGTTCCTACCCAGTTAGCACCTTGACCCTCAGCTAGCTCTATTGGGTCAACAGGTGGTACTGGTTCCCAAGGATTTCCATCAGAGTCCACTACCTCAACGATATGGACACGTTTAATATATGCACCGAGTTGTGCTGATGATTCATCAACCTCGGCTATGTCTAATCGTTTAAGGTAGGCACTCATTGTTTATCCAATAGTAGGTGCAGACAGTGCTACTTCAGTAGTAGAAGCTGCTGCAAGATCAAGGGGGAAGTTATGAGCATTACGCTCATGCATGACCTCCATACCCAAACCACCACGGTTCAGGATGTCAGCCCATGTATTAATGACATGTCCGCCATGGACAATCGATTGATTAAAGTTAAATCCGTTTAGGTTGAAAGCCATGGTAGACACACCAAGAGCAGTAAACCAGATACCAACAACAGGCCAAGCTGCCAGAAAGAAGTGGAGACTACGGCTGTTGTTAAAAGAAGCGTACTGAAAAATAAGACGACCAAAGTATCCATGAGCAGCTACGATGTTATAGGTTTCTTCCTCTTGACCAAACTTGTAACCCTTGTTCTGGCTTTCCTGTTCAGTAGTTTCACGAACGAGAGAAGACGTGACAAGGCTACCGTGCATAGCAGAAAACAAAGACCCACCAAATACGCCGGCAACACCAAGCATATGAAATGGATGCATAAGAATATTATGCTCAGCTTGGAAGACGAGCATGTAATTAAACGTGCCGGAAATCCCGAGAGGCATTGCATCTGAAAAAGAACCTTGTCCAAATGGATAGACAAGAAAGACTGCTGACGCTGCAGCCACGGGCGCTGAGTATGCAACACAAATCCAGGGCCTCATTCCTAATCGATAACTAAGTTCCCACTCTCGTCCCATGTAAGCATAGATGCCAATGAGGAAGTGGAAGATGACCAGTTGGAACGGGCCACCGTTGTAGAGCCATTCGTCAAGCGAAGCAGCTTCCCAAATTGGGTAGAAATGTAATCCGATTGCGTTGGAAGAGGGGACGACGGCCCCACTGATGATGTTGTTTCCATAGAGTAGAGAGCCTGCGACTGGTTCACGGATACCGTCGATGTCAACGGGTGGTGCTCCAACAAATGCAATGATGAAGCTGATGGTTGCGGCTAATAGTGTTGGAATCATAAGGATCCCAAACCAACCTACATAAAGCCTATTGTCTGTTGAGGTAACCCATTTGCAAAAGGCTTCCCAAGTATTCTGTTGTTGTGGTCTGGATAAAGTAGCGGTCATTTAAATAATAGTGCATGTTTTTTAAAGCAATTAAGTAAGACCATTTTAAAGACTTGGCTGTCTAAGTGATAGGAGGTCCGACTCTGAGGTGTCTCCTATCTATTTAATTAGTAACCCATTTGGGTTTTAATACGCAAAGCAGAACCTCTATGATTAGCATTTGTACTTGTAGCCCTTACAGCCCTAGTAGCACCCCTTACAGCTTGTGTATCACCAGTATTGATAGCTGAACGTAGCTGACCACGGGCATCCTTAGCTTGAAGACCTGCAGTTATTCGTTTGTTAGCAGCAATAGAGTTACCACCTGCATTATCAAACTTTTTTGATAGACGTGAAACTCTGTTGTTATTCCCCGAAGCAGCAGCTTTCCGCATTTTTTTGCGGAGTATCTTTCGTTCGTTCATTTTTTTTTCTTAGCTGTAGATTTTTTTACACAGTTATTGACACGGGTTTTAGTCCCGCTACCTGAAGATACTTTTGTACCTTGTTTCTTGTAGCCTTTCCAACAGCTACTATCAAGACGTTGTTTCATTAGAAATCAATGTTAGATCGGTCTAGTTTTGCAAATACATCATTACGATATGCTGGATCACTATCATATCTAGGATCACTCATTGCTTGTACGACTTCAGCTTGACTACGGAAGGTATCAACTGCATTCTGAGCAGCGCGACCTGTCAACACATCACCTTCATAACCAACTTCAGATTCGTACTTATTATGTAGTGCTTTAACGGCAAAGAATGCTGCCCATGGATCATTCAATTCCATGACATAATCATAGATCTGCTGTTCATCATCACTGACATTATCAGCAGCCCATGCCATCATCTCACTATATCCTTCTTCACCACCAGCAATACCTTTAAGTGCTTCAATATCTTCTTCAGAGATAGAAGTAGTTTCTGTTTCTTCTTCTTCTACTTCTGTTTCTTCTTCCGTTTCTTCTTGCTCGGTTTCTTCAGATACGTCTGACTCTTCATCTTCAGACTCTCCCCCAAGTTTACGTTGCAGTTCGACATAAGCTTTCTCTAGTTCTTGGGCATTTGAATATTTACCTGCCAAGAGTTGTTCTTGTTGCTGTTCTAGTTGTTCACCAACAGCAATTGAATCTTGTTCTTCGGGAGTGAATTCAGGCTGATCCGCTGGTGTTGGATCATACGTCAATGTTGCCATAATAATTGATAGGGTTTTGGTGGGTTACTTTCAGTCCATTAAGACCAGGCTTAACTACTTGTTGTCCTGGTCCACGTACTGCTTTTACTTTGCCAATCTTTGGCTTATCCATATAGCGTTCATCATTCAATGCAACCATATTTTCAGGTGGTCGATACTTCTTAGGTTCAGTCGCTCGATATGTTTCTGCTGCTGTAGATTCACCTACATTCTCAGTACTGATATCTTCAGAGACCGCCTTGGCCTTGCGGCGTTTGGGCTTGGGTGTCTGCTCCGTCATTCATCATCTCCATTTCATTACGTTGTAGTTGTGCAGCTTGTCCAACAAGTGATTGTTGTGCTTCAGCTTGCTGCTGTTGTTGTGCTTCAGCTTGTAGTTCATCTTGTGACTTAACAAGGTTCAGTACATCGATACCTTGTGAAGCAGCAAGACGCTTAATTACTTCATCTGTATTGATGAATTGCATCATTGCTTCTGGTCCTAATGTCTGTGCAATTGTTGTCATGAATTCAATCAGGCTCTGCCTATCTTGACCACGACCAAGTGCATTAACACCAGCAACAATGGTTGGTTTAACCATACCTTTAGGTAACTTAGGTATCTCTCCAGTCTTCTGGGCAATACTTAGTTTCCTATTGAGATATGGTACTAGGAATTCAACAGTCAGCATAGAGAATAAACCTCCAAGCTGTTGTTCAAGTTCCATCTGTGTCATCCTTACTTCTTCTGCAGTAGTACGTTCTGAATCTCGTACTTGTAGAATAAGGAATGCTTCAGATAATCTCTTCTCTAATGTTTGTGCCATTTGATAGGCAGTGCTGAAGTCAGCAGTCTTACCTACCTGAACAACACCAATGTCATCAGGTCTACCCTGGATGATTGCTCCATTGCCTGCTGAAGCCAGCGTGGCAGGCTTAGTAGTAGAGCTAGGACTTACGGTGAATACAACCTTAGCCGCTGCCGCCGAACCTTCTACTAGTGCTTGAGAGAGAGCTTCAAGTGACTTAAGATCACCCATAAATTCTTCTACTCTGCCTCTACCATAGGCTTCATTATCAACAACATTAAACCTAAGTGGTAGCCAAGGTGTAGTTTCAAGAGGAGCCATACTCCTTGACTTAGGTAGGATTTTTCCATACACCTCTTGATGCCAGGTATATTTATTACCTTCACGTTTTACGTGGGTGTAAACATCACATTCATTCTTGATCTGATCATTACCATCTACGTTAGCTGGTTCATTAGGTGCCAATTGCTGACGTTGTGCATCAGTCAATCCTTCCATAACGATAGCCTTAGCTATACGTTCTTTAGCTATGATCTCACTGACATTACCCATGCCATCACGATCTAAAACATACCTACTTAGTGGGAACATCTTTAGACGTTCCTTACCCATAAAGATTAAAGCATTACCACTGATAACTAAGTGCTTCATCGCCTGATGAATAGCAACTCGATCATCACTAGCAGCAATGCTATCCATGATTGTACGTTCCATCTTAGCAAAAGCTAAATCCATTTCAGACTTAACTGCTGGATCCATCTTACCTTCTGTTATTTCTCGTTCATCCATTTGTAGTTTGAAGAACGTAGACTGTACAGGTACAAGTGCAAGCATCAATTTAGATGCTAAGGCAACAACACCTTTAGCACCTACAGCTTGCCATGGAGTAGTAAAGTTTTTATGGCTACTATTATCATCATCTTGTTTGACGAGATAAGGTAGTGTTAACCGTGAAGCAGCGATAGCATCATCTAAAAAGTTATCCCTTGTGGATCTGAGATAATCGTACCGTGCTTTAGCTGTCATCAGTACTTACCTTTTAGTAGAGCTGCACCTTTTTGTTGAGCTGCAGCTTGGTTCTTTACACTTGCTGCTGGACTAACATTAGTCTTCATAAAAGAACTTAGATGTGGAATAGTAGCTGTACGTTTACGCTTTCGATTGTCTTTACTCAGTAACTTTGTTTCATTCTTGGTACGTTTAAACGTCGGCATGTCAAAGCTCTTACTCCTTTGCAACTTACCTCTATTATCCTTATACTTTTTAACTTGGTCACCTTCTTCCCTAGCACCACGAATCTTCAGAGCCCTATTAAACTTTGCCATCTTTTTATCAGATGATTTAGTCTTTATTTTTTCAGGCTTGTATTCTTTGAACTGATCTTTAGCTGATTGCTTGGCTGCTTCTTCTACATTATCAATAGCCTTCTTATAGTTACCACCTTTATATGTATTCTTCTTTTCAGGATTCATCGTCATATCATTGACGAACTTCTGAGCTTCTTTTCCTTTTGATAGTTTAATCTTTTTAGGCATTGTTTTCTAAGCGAGTTAACAACCACTCCACAACTGAACGTTGACCTGAGCGGTACATAATCTTTTCAATTGTGTCGTCTGGTGATGGTGTAACAGGTGGAAAGTTTTCATTCAACTCATTAACTAGGGCATGATGTTGCATACCCATAGCTTCAAGAGTACTGAGGGAGGTTGACATTAGAATGTTCGAAGAAGGCAGGCATCCTTGCTGATTTAGTGAAGGAAAGTTCAGGTGCCTTACCCTGATACATTAGGTTGTCACTAGAACTCAGCCAGAATTTTTTATCCAAATTTTTAAGGGTAGTATTAATACCTAGGGGTTGCATAACCCAATTGATTGTTGCCTTCCTCAATTTATCAAGAGAAGGAGAGGCACTAAGGCCCAACTCGCGGCAGACAATAGAATTGGTAGCGACATGAATTTGTTCATCTCTAGAAATGTCAGCACTTACGGTTCGCATTCCACTGTCACCATGAGCGCGAAAGAATGGTAAAAGAACGAAGAAGATCGCACGCTCGGCAACCATCGCTTTCGTGATCGTGTGATCAGGATGCGAGACCCAAGCATCTCGTAGCCGTAGCGCTTCCGCTTCAGCTTTCGGGTCAGTCCCGTAAGCATCGGCGATGTAGCCAAGAGCCACGTCGTGGTTTTCTTCGTCTTTGACGTTGGATAGGAGTAGCTCCCGTGCCACGTCTGGAACTTCACCGGCCAATCCATCAGTTATAAAATCTCCCACAGGTAGTTCCATATGTCGCAATGCAAGAGCACGGCGGATTGTTTCCTCTGTTCCTGGAGTACATGTACCTGCAGTTGTCTGAACAGGTGTCCATTTCCTTTTCCTTTGTAGTAGTTTTTCGTATGGGTTCATTGTTCGAGATACTTGATAGCATTTTTTAGAGTTTCGATGTTGTCCTTTGCATGACCTAAGACAAGGTTGCAATGGTTACAAATAAGTCCACGCACTTTGGAGGTGCTGTGATCGTGGTCTACAACGAGAGGTTCTTCGCTACCGCAGATCGGACAATGGGTTGTATTCATTGACTCGTACTCATCTTTTGATAAGCCGTAGAGTCTTTTTATTTTATTGTATTTGTCGTTTTCAGAGCGACAGGATTTGCAATATGAATGAAGTCCAGACTTAACTGTACGATCACTATGAAAATGTTCAGCGGTTTTCTCTTCCTTACATTTATTACAAACCCTACTCCGCGCAGTCGCAGGCAGGTTCATTTTTATTTACTGATTCCATAAATAGTTCTGTTAGGTAGTCATCAACTTCATCTTCTGAAATCGCGGCATAAGCATTAGTCTTATCTTGCACATCCCCCATGACTTGAAGGCTGTAGTACAAGCTTGTCTGTGGTGACTTCAGCCAGTCTTCGATGAAGTCCTCATCCATAACTGCCAAGTCTGACCACCAGTTGAATGAGTAGCCGTGCAGCAAACCACTGGTTTGGTAGAGACGCATGATGCCATCCGCTACACGTTTGTAATTAATCCAGCCTACTTCTGAAGCAATTTCTACTTCACCGTAGTCATAAGTTTGCACACCAAAGGTACCAGAATCACGGTCAACTGTCCTTGCAATAG